ATTGCCTACCTCAACTCTCGTGCCGTTGTTTGTAATCAGGTTCTTTACGGAAAGATATCTGGTGACTTCAAGACAGCGGATGGAACCGACGTGAAGATTGAAGACCAGCCAGTAGTTGCGTACTTCAAGAAGTCTGGTTTCAAACCCATCAACGATTTTATCGGCGGCTTGTCTAAGCAGAAGAAGCTTATGCAGAAGTGTGAGATCTCCCTTACTACGCACCGCCATAAAAATGGTAGCGTAACTTTCTGGACTCCTGTGCCAGCATTGGAGAAGGAAGTCTATATCACAGATCAGGATAAGGAACTCATGGGCATGTTTGCAGAGACTGTAAAAGGCCACAATGAGAACGTTATGAATCAGTACCGTGAAGCTGTAAAGCTTATTGCTGACGATGACGACATTGATCTGGCGGCGGACTTCGACGATGCTAACGCTGCTTAAAATACAAGACTACATGACTAAGGCTCTCAGGGGGGAAACTACTGTCTCCCCTGAGACTCTTGCCGCGTTTCAAAAGGAATGCAGCGATTCTGTAGTTAAACAACTCACAACTGAACGCGGTGGTTATCGTATTCGTATGTCGGGCTTGGGTCGTCCGCTTTGCCAACAGGTGTTGGATAAGCAGGGCATCAAGGAAGAGATGGAATACAACACCCTGTTCAGGTTTATGTTTGGTGACCTAACTGAATCTATCATCATGCTGATTATGAAAGAGGCGGGGGTAGACATCGTTGACTACCAGCGTCCTGTTGAATTGAAGATTGGTGATGAGGTTGTAAACGGAACCCTTGACGTTATCATCCGTGATGAAACTGGTGTCGAGAAAGTTTGGGATGTCAAGTCAGCCAGTGATTGGGCATTCAACTATAAGTTTACAGGACTAGGTGGATATGAAAAGCTAAAGGAAGACGATCCCTTTGGCTATCTCATGCAGGGGTTCTTGTACGCTGAAGCAACCGACATGCCGTTTGGCGGGTGGATTGTCGTTAACAAATCCAACGGTCAGGTAGCTATCGTTGAGGTTCCTGACTGGTCACAAGACGATAAAGAAGCGTACCTAAAAGATGCGGCAGAACGTATCAAGTTTCTTAACAATCCAGATGTAAAGCCGTTTAAGCCGTACAAGGCTGTGCCTGAAACGTACAAGAAGGATGGCGAGGTTGTAGAGACTGGAAACAAACTACTACCGAAGGAATGCAACTTGTGTGGTTACAGACATCACTGCTGGCCTAATGCAGTCTTGCACGACCGTGTTACGTCACGGGCTAAGAATCCGCCGCAAGTTTGGTACGCCACTTTAAAGAAGAAGGAAGTATAATGCCGTACCTGTTTGTAAAAAACTATGAGGTAGATTTGATGAGCATGAATAAAAGCTTGTATCATATCTTCATCGAGTCAGCTTCCAAGTCAGGGGGAGAACGTCGGGTAGCCCAGATGCGTTTGCATGAAAACGGGCTACCCCTCACCCTTGTAAATAACTATAGCAAAGAAGGTTCGCTTCACGCAGATACGGAAGTTAGGGATATAAAGACTGTAGAAGAAGAATTACAGCGTATAAGTAGAAAATCTTTTAACGGGGCTTATGTATGTGTGCCGATGCACCCTTTAACAACAGAACTTACCAACATCGAAAGACTATCCCCAAAACTGGCAGGGTACTTGATAAAAAGATTTCAATCGATAGGGCTAGAGTTTTGAAAAAAGCAGGGTACAGATCACAATTTGAACTTAATTTAGCTAGAATACTTACAGATAATAAAGTTCCATTTGAATACGAAAAATCTAAATTCCAATATATTCCTGAACCTCGTAATTACACACCCGATTTTTATCTACCTGAAAGCGACATATACGTTGAGGCAAAGGGACACCTGACCAAAGACGACAGGGTTAAGATGTTGCTTGTAAAGAGGCAACACCCAGAGTTGGATATTCGTTTTGTGTTTCTTCGGGCGTCGAATAAGATTTACAAAGGTAGTAAGACGACGTATGCTACATGGTGTGAACGATATGATTTTATATGGGCTGAAGGCTCAATCCCAACAGATTGGTATAAAAAATGACAGACGATGAAGAAATGCACAAGAATGCAGAAGTTATGTCCCTTTTGCCGGACAGATACTATATCATTCTTAGATCGACAGGTGACAATGAATTCACCTTGTCTGCCTATGACACAACCGACAATACCTATGAGGAAGACGAAGACTTTACGTCTGCAATGGTTGTACAAGAAGGTGTGTTGGACTTGATCCGCTTTCATACTGACGATGTATACGACAGAGGCGTGGCGTCTATTCAATTCAAGTTGGTTGGTCAAGAGATGCTAGAGGATGCAGAGATCGATGATCCCAAGCTAACCAAGCAAGTTGAAGGTAACGTAATTAAAGTAGACTTTGGGAAGATGCAATGAACTTAAATGAATATCAAAAGCAAGCAATGCGTACAGCTATCTTTTCTGAAAGAGACGGTTATATCTATACAGCGTTAGGTTTGGCTGGTGAGGCTGGCGAAATAGCCAACAAGGTCAAGAAGTTTGTACGCGACGGATATACCCCTGAAGAATTGCCGTATAAGATAAACGATCTTCGTGCCGAACTAGGGGATGTCTTGTGGTACGTTGCGGCTATGGCACAGGTTCTTGAAACCGACCTGCAGACTATTGCAGAAGCTAACCTAAAGAAGTTGCAAAGCCGTAAGGAACGTGGTAAGTTATCTGGTGATGGAGATAACCGATGAAACACGAAGATTACATGAAGCGTTTGGAACAACTAGAGAATGCTGGTAAAGAAGCATACGGGGGAATAGATCTTGTCAATAGTCCGCCACACTACAATCAAGCAGGTATCGAATGCGTTGACGCAATCGCGGCGGCGACAGACGATGGGTTCCAATACTACCTGCAAGGAAACATCATCAAATACCTCTGGCGATACCGATACAAAAACGGAATCCAAGACCTTGAAAAAGCCCAGTGGTATCTCAACAAACTGATCGAAACGTTAGAAGAGGAATAAGACATGAGCAACATGTTACCAACACCATATCAACAATTCATTCACAAGTCACGCTATGCACGTTGGCTAGATGATGAACAACGCCGTGAAAACTGGGATGAGACTGTGGATCGATACGTCGGTTTCATGGAAAACCAGATTCAAGGCAAGTGCAACGTCAAGCTAGATAAGAAGGTAACCGACGAGTTGCGTGAAGGTATCCTGAGTCTTGATGTCATGCCATCCATGAGAGCAATGATGACAGCAGGGTCTGCATTGGCTCGTGATAACATCTGTGGCTATAATTGTAGCTATATCCCTGTTGATAGCCCCCGTGCGTTTGACGAATGTATGTATATTTTGATGTGTGGTACTGGTGTTGGTTTTAGTGTGGAGAGAGAAAATGTGGATAGATTACCTGTTGTATCCGATAATTTTGGTAGTTCTGACATCGTTATTTCAGTAGGCGATAGCAAACCGGGATGGGCAAAAGCTTTGCGTGAACTAATCGCCCTGCTCTACGCTGGACAGGTTCCATCTTGGGATATGTCTCAGGTTCGCCCAGCAGGTGAACGCCTCAAGATTATGGGTGGACGTGCATCAGGCCCCCAGCCTCTTGCAGACCTGTTTAACTTTGTTGTCGAAACATTCAAGAAAGCTAAAGGGCGTCGGTTGTTTCCTATCGAATGCCATGACTTGATGTGTAAGATTGGCGAGATCGTTGTTGTCGGTGGCGTACGCCGCTCTGCCCTGATTAGTTTATCTAACTTAAACGATGATCAGATGGCACACGCTAAGTCAGGTATGTGGTGGGAAAGTGAACCACAACGTGCGCTTGCAAACAATTCTGTAGCCTACAAGCAAAAGCCGGAGATGGGTACGTTCATGCGTGAGTGGCTTGCCTTGTACGACAGTAAGTCTGGTGAGCGTGGTATGTTCAACCGTGAGGCGGCAGACAAACAAGTCGGTCGCAACGGACGCCGTGAACAAGGTCACATGTGGGGTACAAACCCGTGCTCTGAAATTATCTTGCGTGGATATCAGTTCTGTAATTTGTCAGAGGTGGTAGTTCGTGAAACCGACTCGTTAGATGACTTGAAGCGCAAGGTTCGCCTCGCAACCATCTTGGGTACTTTGCAATCTACCTTAACAGACTTTAAATATTTAAGGAAGATATGGAAGGACAACACAGAGGAAGAGCGTTTGTTAGGCGTATCCTTAACTGGTATCATGGATCATCCCGTGCTTTCAAAGAACGTAGACAGCAAGCGTTGGCTAGAAGAAATGCGTCAGGTAGCCGTAGATACTAACAAGAAGTTTGCGAATATGTTGGGTATACCCCAATCTGCAGCTATTACTTGCGTCAAGCCATCAGGAACCGTATCACAGCTTGTGGAC